CGGGCTTGCCTTCTGGCGATGCAGACGTAAGTCTCCTCACGCTGGTTATGGCACCCGTTAAGGTACTCACCTGGCACTTCGCTGTGCCAGCTCCTCAGCCGCCTTATCGGCGATGAGATGAAGCCATTGCATAATGGTTTTTGTGCAGGGATCACCCATCAGTGTCCCGCTTTGTGTAAAGAACCTGCAAAGGGTCTTATCTTCTGGGTCTTTAAATTCGACCTGGCGTGGTTGGGCGAGTGCGAAAACACAAACCCGTCTATAGTGCTCCGGAATACCGGTCACTCTGCACACCTTATTAAGGGTGTGGGCTGTAATAAGGCTGTTCGCCTTGTCAGATGCTGTCTCCCAATCGGTGGAAAACAGCCAAATATCCTCGTCGCCGAGGACGAACGCCCCTGCAGGATTCTGCAAGGATAGTCGCTTGAAGAAATTCCAAGCGTGATTGGCAGCGCCCACTCCTGAGCGCGCCGAAGGGTGCTCCCGAAGATATTCGAGAGTCACATGACTTAGCGGATGTAGTACAACCGCGTGTGCGAGGTGGGCCACTGAGACCCCCCTCCATTTCCCCATCTCAGCGATGAGGGATAGTCGAACGGACATAATATTCCGGTCGTATACTGCCTTTGGATTAGACAGATCGAACTGGGCTAGAGCCCAGTGGAACAACCTCTCACCTTCGTTAGAGTTTGTACTGTCGAGGACCTTTCCGGTCTTCGAACCATTTATTAGAGAGATTTCATCAACCTCTTTGTGACGGGCTAGCACTTCACGCGCTGCCTCTAACTTCCCCCCTTCCTTAAGGGTGGTAAACATCTCTGCTGAGTCAGACAGCGAGATCTTTGCACACCGTTGAACACGGTGCATAATTTCGGACAGGTGATCTGCCGATTTGCCCCCGCAGTACTCTGCGTGGATCTTGTCAACCGTATGGTTGATATATGGAGCAATCTTTTCATATTGCTCACGTGAAGAAGGCGTCTGTAACGTCTCCTTGATCTTCGAGAATGTCTTCTCGTAGACGGTCATCGGGGGTACCCCCGACGCCCGAGTCTGACAGAGGATTGATACTCTGTAGATATCGATCGGTGCCTGTCCGGTACCGATCCGTTGAAGAACTCTCCTGAGAAAGGATAGTTCGCGAGGGACGGGGACGCTTCCAACGTCCCCGTCCATATCAAAGCCAGCCTTTTTGATGGCTTTGCGTATCCGTTTGATTTTCTCAAACGAAGATTCCACCTCCACCTTTGTACGGTGTCGGGTATAATCAGGAACTAGGTTCCTGAGTAAGCAGTGGATGATCGCATCCACGCGTTTCCAGTTGAGGAAATCCTCTCCCGGGAAGCAGAGACAAATCTGCATTAGCATCCCATCGATTGTCGCTAGGATATTACGAAGGGCTTTGATACCCTTTGGATTGGTCTTTTCCGCGAGGAAGGACCCTGCCCGGTTGAAATTACCGGAAGTACTTGACACCCCCGCGAGGAGGAGTATCAGATGCCGACCCGTCGGGGTCAGGCAATTTCTTACCGAGCTACCGTAGTAGGCAGCCCGGGCAAACCAGTATGTCCCCTTGCGGAGAGCATACACGACGTCTCCGATCGTTGGAAGATCGGAGAGCAATACTCTGTCGCCATTTTTCGTGGCGATCAGTTCTCGAGGGAGTGCTGTATTAAACAGACTCCTAGCATTCCAGCAGACAGCGATGTCCTCTGGTATTTCAATTCCTTCACAGAAATTGGGTCGTACGACTACTTTGCAGAAGTCGAAGAAATTCCGATGGTTTTCACCGCCGGTACAAGCGCAGGCACTTTTCGGTGCCCGCGAGTTCTTTTGTCGGCGCAGAATCTGCGTCGACGGAAAGGAGTGTGTGGTTAGCACATCTCCAGAACCCCATGGTTTTACGACGATCGGGGTCTCCTCGTCGGAGGAGCCAAATTCGATATCGCTATCGAACATGGCCTAAAGCGCTTAAGTTGCGTGAGTAAGGAACTAGGCGCTGGTGAAAGCCGGTGTCGTCTCCCAGAAGGGAAAGTC